GTGCAACACCGGCCATACTTGCAGCGGTCTTATAATCAAATCCAGGAGCACCAGTTACTGCCATTGGCTTTGCTGCGGCAGGTTGTGCTGCTTGCGCTGTTGGTTGTGCGACTGGTTCTTCTGCGGGTACTGCTGCTGCTGGCTGTGCTGCTGCTGGCTGTGCTGCTGCTGGCTGTGCTGCTGCGTATTGCGAACGTAAATTGTTCATTGCTGCGCCCGCGGTCTTAGAAGCGTCTGCAGGTGCTGCTTTGGCTCCGCCTGTGCTTGCTGCATTGTAGGCGTCTACCGCTTGACCAGCTTGTTGGGCGCCTGCACCCTTTAGTAAACTAGACAAGAATCCACCTTTAGTTGCACCTGCTGCTTGAGCAGCTTTGTTAACAGGAATGTTCATATCTACAAACACGCTATTAATCAAGTTATCCTTAACACCTTGGTCTTTAAGGAATGTTACTAGGTCTTCGCTGTTTACTGTTGGCTCACTAGCTAGCTTTGTACCACGACGCCAGTTCATATCTAGCTTGTCGTATGTGATATTGTTAGTTGCTGCATCTGCACCTGCTGCGGCAATACGCTTTAGTGGTGCTGTTGCTTTACCAATTGCTGCGCCTGCTTGTTGGTTAAACGATTTTAGTTTGTCTAGTGCGCCTTCGTTAAGACTTGCTTTTGCGATTGCACGGAAAATAGCTTTTCGTCCAGATTCAGTGATTTGTACGCCGCCACGTGGCTTACCTAGACCTTCACGTAACACCCACATACGCACTGTTAAGTCGCGATCAATATAGCTTTCACGTAAACGAATACCATTGGCTGCTGCCTTGTTTAGACGATCGATGTAAGCATTACCAGTTGGAACATAGTTGCCCTGCGCACCTTGTTGGTTTGCATAGTCTGTGTCCACTTTATTCTGCATCATTTTGTTTAAGTCGACTTGATTTCTAGCTTGTTGGGCAAAATCTACCGACGGCTCTGCGGCCTGTTGTGCTGCACCGATATTAGATGTGCGGCCACTTAGTTCGTCTGCTTGGGCTTGGGTCATTGAGCTTGGGGCACCAGGGCCTCCGGCGCCAACACCGTTAGCATAAACGTTGCTACCAGTTTCTGATGGAATATTGATAGTTTGCCCTGCTGCAATCTTGTTTACATCAGTAATATCAGGATTAGCTGCTTGCAATTCTTCAATGGATACTCCATTTGACTTGGCAATTTGACTTAGTGTTTCGCCTTTCATTACAGTGTACTGGTTCATTTCTCCAGCAGCATCTGCACCAGCTGACATATCAACACTACCACCGGGACCTAAGTTGTTAGAAACAATAGTGTCTTGCATTTGTGCAGGACTCATCCCGGTAACATTTAAAATTTCTTCCTTGCCTGCTGCATCTGCCGCTAGGTAATCTCTAGCAGCTTGTACATCGGCTTCTGCATTTTGTGCTGCATCAGCGGCTGGCATTTGGAAATCTTGGCTAGCTACTGGAGCATTTGGGTCAACAACATCCGGGTTAACTTGTCCACGACCTGCAAAACCCATTGAGTCAGTGTCTTTAAATTGCTGGTCTGTTGTGCCAGTGGCTTGGTCCGCGTCTGCTGCACCAGGAGCATCTGCTAGCAAGTCTTTTGCCACGTGCATTGCTGCTACTGTGCCGCCAGTTGCCATTGCACTACCGACTGCACTAGAGAATTTGTTACCTTGCAACATCTTGTTTGCAAATGTTAGGCCTGCTGCAATACCAACTGGGCCCAATCCCGATCCAGCTAAACCAGCTAGACCAACTACTATTGCTTTAACTGCAAGAGCCATGCCAGGTACTTTGCTTAGTTCACGATACCAATCAAGTGCCTGTTGAACTTTACCTGATTCTCCGCCCGCTGCGCCCATGATCTCTGTTTGTGCTTGATCGATCATAGCATCGAGTCCAGCAACTGGGCCAGAATTACCAATCCACTTACCTACGTCCTTAAATGCTGCTGATACTTTGCCCGCAACATCAACACCCTTACCAATAATAGTACGGTTGCTTGCTTGATCGTCTGTGGAGAAGTCTGTGTTTGCGCCTGCTGCTGCACCATCAGCTACACGTTGAAATGCCTGCTTAACTTGATCTTGGGTTAAATCAGCTTCTTTAAGAAGACGTCCCAATTTGAATAGCTTTTTGTAGTCTGGGTCTTCGATAAGACGTTGTTTTGCTTTTAGATTTTCCGTTAGGATGCTGTTAATTTTCATTGTTTCTTAGTCTCCGTACACCACGTGTAAATTTTTGTGGATCTTGCGAACGGATACTGTTTAGCAACCTACGCTCAAGCTCCGCAGATGTCTCTGCATCGTAATTTTCCTTGATGTAATTTACTAAATTGATTGCACTAGCGATCACATTGTTAGCACGGCTCTCAATAAGACTTTCTTTGTCTTTTTGTGCGCCAATGCTAGCTAGTTCGTCTAGGATACTGCGAGTACGTTTTTGCAAGATTTATTCCAATTTAGTATATTTAGTTGTTTGAATTGTTTAACTTTGTTAACAAAGAGTCCCATACCAGTTGTCTATCGTAATAAAACGGAATCCACTCCTGGCATTGTATTAGGTTTCTCAAGGATGCTGCACGAGTTTTGTCATATACTAACGTAGTTGCAGGCAAGACAACCTCTATTAGCCAATCATAATGTACTAACGGACTGGGCTGAACTTCCGTTTGTCTCAACTGTATATATTTTTTATCATTTGAAAATATATCCTGAGATCTAGTATCTACTTCTACGTATCTACATTTTTTAGAAGGCAGTGAATGAGATACTAATACTTTATAATCTGAGATTCTAGCGGCTGCTTGATTTTCTTGCACAAATTCCCTGTGGTATGAAGTTACTAGCGGATGGGTGCTTGCACTCGACAACCACCAGGTTTCATCATTGTATGTATATTGATTAAAATTGTAAACTGGGTCGTTGTTGGCAATTTCTGTCCAATTAGGGTCTTCGAGCAATTTATCAAATCTGTTGGCCTGCGGCCATTGAAAAATTACTGTGCCATCAATTGTTGGTAGTAACTGGACAAACCTATGCACTAACCATTCAGCACCAGCGCCAACTGCTGAGGTGTTAATAACGTTATGCTCCGGTAGCAAGGCCTGTAAGATTTGAGGCCATTCAGGCCATATATGGCCAGTAGCGAATCCATCGCCGAATGTGTAAATATTACTCATATATATTTGTAAGGTGTCCCGTATTGTAACTCCCACTCAGCTTCATCGAATCTACGCTCTGCCCATGATTTATTCGTTTCATACAACCAACTATTTGCCGATTGCCAATTTAGAAAATAATCATTATTTAAATTGTTTTGTTTAACAAACACACCAGTTACTATATCCTCAAATTCAATGTTGATGCATCTTGGATCCGCTGTAAACTCAACAAAGACATTTTTACTTAGCTCTCTGATTTTATCAATTTTAGGTAATTCATCAGTTTCTTCCCATCCCGGAGTATTAGATAAAAACCATCCGTTGTAGTACCTAAGCCACCTATATAGTTTGCTCTGGCGTGTGGTAGTAGTGATTGCAATCACTGACTGGAAAACTGTCAGGTCTGGAATCGCAGTAGGATGAGCATGAGTTCCCATCCAAGTAGTACGATCTTTATATTTGTTTACTAATTTATTCCAGTCATTGATGTTTATATGCGACTGGATCGTTGGGGTATCGCCGAGTTTAAATAAACTGTGCTCAATGTTATCAACTTTGTACCCATTAAATACCAAGGGCTTACGGTTTAATAAATCACATACTAGTGCGCCGGCGGTGTTATTCGAAAAACAAACTAAGTTCATTCTTTATTGCTTTTAAGTCCAGCTAACATCTGCTTTAGCTTGTTGCTTTGCACTTCCCCGGTTACCTTGGGCCCTTGTTCCCAAGCTGGTGTGCCTTGTGCTCTTTCGAATTTCGCCGGACCATTGCCCTCATCATCTGATGTTGGTGCTTTGTTCTTAATCTGATTCATAATGTTAGAAATACGCGGTGGGCCTCCGCTGCTGTCGCTGCTGTCTAAGCCAGGATCAGTAATACGCATGGTTTCAATGTTGTATTCAAGGTCAATCTTTTGTCCAACACCAGTGGAACTACGTGACTTCATACACTGGATTTGGTACTTGCCACGCTCCTTCATAGCACGACTTGTAAAGATACCAAACACGTTATCCGCTGTGTTAATTTTAGAGATACCACCAGCAATGTGACTGTGGTCAAACTCAACTTCTTCAACAGCACTACGGTTCAACTGTGACGCTGTGACTAACAAGATGCCCAGTTCCTTGGCTAAGTTACGCAATTCTTCTGCAACGTATTTGTCTTTAATAAACTGGTCGTTGGGGTTAACTTTAACTGACACTGGCATAACCAAGTCCAAATAGTCAACCATCACAAAGTCAACTTTGATACCTGTTTGTAGCTGAACTTCTTTCAGATACGCACGAATATCGTTTACGTTACTTTGTGCAGGCAATGCCTTAATACGATATTGACCAGACTTCTTGCTAACCAATTTGACTTTAAGAGTAGTAGTGTCAATATCCTTGCGAATATCTTTAGTACCCATACCTGTTAACATAGCATCAGTACGTAGACTTGTGAGTTCTTCGCTCAATTCCAGTGTAACATATACACCACTTAATCCTGCTTGCAACCAGCTTAGGGCAATGTTCATCATAACAAGAGATTTACCTGAACCCGAACCACCAGCAAAGATGTTAAGTTCACCTCGGCTGAATCCGCCGTATAGTAATCTATCAAGCTGTGGCCAACCTGTGCTTACTTGTCCGCCGCTGTTGTAATATTTGTTAATACGCCCTGCGGGGTCAGCAAAGTAATCTGTACCCATATCTTTTTGCAAACTAATCTGCACTGCATCCTTGATCAATTTCTCAACTGGATCAAAGTCCCCTGCTTCCAGCATGTCTGCTGCCTTAAGGATAGCACGTTCTAGTTCTTGTCGCTTAGTAAATTGTTCAAATTCAGTCAGGAACCATTCAGTATGGCCTTCGCCTACATCGGGAATTGCCTTGAGTTCTACGCCTGTAACTGCTTTGATTTGATCGTATCCCGGCAATGTCTTAAAGTCATTGCTATGAGTCTTAATAAATTCTGCTGCTGCTCTAATGCTACGATCAAAGTTGTCGGGATTGTAAATGTTTGCTACACGCACATACGATTGTGCATCCTGTAGCATCATTTCTAAAAATAGTTTTTGTAAATCGGTACTGTATTCTTTTGTTGCCATGAAATCTTCCTGTTAGCTATTATATATGCGGCGCTTCATAAGCTCAATCTTTAATCTGCTCGTTTGCTTACCCTCTAAGATACTCTTCATAGTAAATAGCTTGCCGTACTTTTCAACTGCGCTTGCGGTATCTTTAACTAGTTCTTGCCAGACTGGAAAGCTAACACTCCACCCATACTCAATTGCTTTATCAACTAGAGCTTCACCAGCCCACACCATCTTGCCTTTAACTTCCTTGAGGTCAAAGTCCGGGACTACAATGACTTCCCGTCCAAGACTATCAATAATATCCGCTTGGGCCTCGCTACACTCGCTACCCAATATAGCAACACCGTCAACAGACATCGCGTCAAACGGACCTTCCATAACAAGAACAAACTTTCTATTAGGAACTTGCTCATCCACATTAAAGACATAATTAGGCTCATGGTGGTTATGGTATTTGGGCTTGACTCCGTCGTCCCATGTTCTTGCTGTGTATCCAATTGTCTGCCCCTTCCACTTAAATGGGATGATTACACGTTTGTGTAGATTATATGCTTGATTTTCTGTGGTATAGAATTCGTACTTTTCCCAGTCAATCTTACGTTCGTAGATATAATTAAATGCCGTAACAAACTGTGGATGAACTGGTGCGTCTTCATCTTGCAGTGTTAGGAAAGTTTTCCATTCGCTGAAGCTAACTGCATCCTCGGGCAACGGTCTTGCTTTAAATGCGACTTCTTCTTTAATTACTTTTTCCAATTGCTCCGGAGCAATCAAGTCCTTAACACGAAGTGCATCAATGACTAGCCGCTTTACTTCGTTTTCACTTGCCCCAAACCAGCTTAGGAGTTTTCGAAATTTGTAGTTTAAATGTCTACCCGGTGTGTAGTTTGCCTTGAAGTTACAGTTAAAGCAGTGATAGCTAGTGCCGCCATCTGGATTCATTACCATGCCACCTCGACTGCGTGTATCTGCACTCTCTCCGTTGTGTACACAACAGGGTGCATTAAAACTAATCCAGCCGTTGGAACTTGTTTTCTTTCTAGCAGGTAGCAGTTGCTTTACTGCGTCTTGGATTGTGTTTAACATTATCGTTGATCTTCTAAATTAGCTGCTTCTATTGTTGCCAGCTGCTCACGTTCTTCTGCTGTGACTTCTACAGTGCCGCCATCTTTGGTGGGTAAAGTATTACCGGCAATAGACCAGCAGGCAGGCCTATCTAAGTTACAGAACAACCACACTAGTCGTTCTGCTGTTTCCCCAATTACTGACTTAACCGTATCTCTATCTGTTGTGCTGGTATAAGTGAAAATGCTTGTACCATAGACGCTATGGAATAGTCCCGCTAGACAAACATCACTGCTCTGCTTTTTGTTTTGCAGAATGTGATACGTACCCATTAAATGGCTCTTTAGTGTTGCCTTGGAGTGCTGCGTTTTATCTGCACCAATTTGATTAAGTAACTTTGTGTATTTTGTGTCCAGGATGTCTGGTGCAGAGTCTAAGCGTATCTTGTATACTAACACTTCTCGCAGCTCATTGCAAGTCTTACTAACAGGTCTGGCTGCATGTAATTGGTTGCATGGAAATTTTACAATGCGTCTAAATCTTGGAACAACTGCTTGCTGTATATCTGTACCATCTTTGTCAAGAATAACAGTTTCACCTGCCCAGTTCATTTGCCATTCTCTATTGAGATATAGCATAACTGTGTATTCCCCTTCTCGGTTGCTGTCTGTGTGCATTGCACCTTCGGTACCAAACGTATAGGCGTTTACATAACACCGTAACAGTTTACATGGCTCTACAATAATGTCACGCTTGATAACGTCCCAAACTTGGGATTCTAAATCGTAGCCGGGCTTATTATAAAACTTGTCTGCTACATCATCTACACCGTGCAACCCACCATCAGCAATACTGTGATGCCAGTGGTTTAGAGGAGACTTAACATTACCGGCCCAGTAGTAGCTAAAACGAAATCGACGATACTTGTTCCATAATTCAATGGCTGTTGTATCGTCGATTGCTGAATCAAAAACTTTAATCATATAGTAGTTTATACTATAATGATTCAGAACTCAAATAAAATGATGTGGCATTTACCCAATGGGGAGATTATCTCATAGTCAACTTCTGCGCCGTCGCCGGTTGACAAAGCCTTGCCTGCAATTATGCAAGAGCCATCTATTACATAGACATATCCCGTTTTGGCTACAATGGATCTTGAGTGCAGTATACCAGCACTGATCTTTATATCTTGTTTAACTTGGAATGGTAGTGGAGCAAAGTCAGCAGGGCCATCATACAGCTGGTATTCAGCAGGGGTGTTGAGTTCAGTTGGTGTTATCCATATTTGCAAATAACGTGCAGGTGTGTCACTGACACAGGCTTCGGTGTGCCAAATACTCGATCCTGCCCACATACGTTGTATTTGCCCTGCATGTGCTCTTACTGTGTTACCCAAACTGTCAGTATGCTCTAGCTCGCCCGATACTACATAACTTATAATATCGTAATTCTTATGCTCGTGATTTGGCACAAACCCACCGGACTGTTGTGTATCATCGTTGATGACCTTAATGGGTCCATAGTTCATGTACTTAGGATCCCAATAGCTATTATTAGAAAAAGTCCTGAGACTTGTGATCCAGGACTTTCTCATAATGCCTCTAGTGCTAGCAGGGCGTATTACCAAGTGTCGCCACTCCATGCCACACGTTTCCAAATGTTGGTAGGAGATGGTGCAGTAAATGTAAATGTGTTAGTCGAGTCGTATGTAACGCTGGCACTAAAATTTAGACCAGTTTGAGCTCCACCGTTGAATCCTTGGTCCACATAAGTTACTGTTACTGACGCACTTTGCCCAGGAACTGATAATGTCCAACCAGTAATGTCTGTTGCAATCTTGTTAAACCCATACGAAGCACCAAAGTCAAAGTGGTCTTCATTTGCACCTGTGTAGGCTGTGATGCTGTCTCCAACATAGTCCTGTGTACAATAATAAATGTGTGTACCATCAAATGCCACCATACCAGCTAAATCGCCGGCCTGTCCTGCACTGGATAATGGAACCGTTGCAACAGGTAGCGATACTCTGCCATCTGTGCCAAGAATCAGTTGCTTAGATCCATTGAGCAATCGTTGTGGGAGAGCGGCAATGGTAAGCACATTGTTCATTAATGTAAATGCAGCACCCTCACCTGGGTAGATTTCGCTGATGTTGTATTTTTCAAAGTAGATGGTATCACTATCAACTGGGCCGCCTAAGCCTTCAACTAAGTCGATAGTTGTCCAGTTATTACCACTATCAAAGGCAACTGCTCCAGCAGTATACTCGTCTTCAACAAGAGTAGAGAATTTAAGTACTTGCCCCGCAGTGAGCACACCGGTTACATCACCGGTGACTGTTATTCCGCCTTCATTAGAGGACAGTACTGTATACCCCGATGAGTAGCTTGCAGCAAAGCCCAAAACCGTTTCCCCCGCACTATCGATGATGTCTCCGCCAGCTGGGAGTTGTAATCTACCGTTATTAAAAAATGGGATTGGGTTACCTCCTGGAGTTCCACCATCATGGATATGTAGCTCATTGCTGTTATTGATAGTTAGTGTGCCTGCAGGCAACGTGGGAGTACCATCACTGTAAATCGTCGAGGTGTTTATTCTTTTTAACATTTATTTTTCCTTAATCTTAACAATTGGCTTCTGCACCGTAGAACACGCGGCTTGTCCACATGATCATTAAGTTAGTGCTTTCGCCTGCGGTAGTTAATGCCACTTGTCCGCGGTTTCCAGTAACGTCCCAGAACTTGTAGGTTGCTAACTGTGCATCTCCGCTGCACATTTCGCTATGAGTATATTCCACTGGGTTATAATCGTCAGCAACAATAATAGTACCAACAACTGTACCACGGTTTGTATAAGCATGATATTCAATTATGGCCCCGCGGAATTGATTGTTATTGCCTGTTGGGCCATTTGCCACATCCCACCATACCAATGGAGTGTTATCACTGTGAGTGTAAACTCCGTTAAATCCACCATTGTATGTGCGGATACTCCAAGTGTTGTTGTTTGGATTTACCCAATCGCTATCTGGGCCTTGCCCAATGCTTGAAGTTGTATTGTGCCCACCTTGTGGTGTTGTTAGTTTTGCATCGCCGCCAAAAACCCAATCATGCCGTGTGCCTTGTCCATCGTTGTATGGGGCATCAGGAATCTTACCATCGCTGGTGCTGATCATAATACCATTGTGTGTGGTGTTGTTTGGACGGACCGCAGTAACTGCTACTAATTCTTCGCGGGGGTTGTCAATGTTGCACACCGAAGTAACAGTGCTCTCACTTGCAAACACTCGTAATAGTTGTGCCTGGCATTCAAAAGGCGTTGCACTGGGATCCTGGGGGTCTGTGAAGTTTTTCCACTGAATACTGGTCCAGTAGTTGCTGGCATCAATGATAAAGTGTTGCTCGTTACCACCGTTGTTAAACGGGTTAGATCCAACAATAATATCGCCGGGTGCTGTAAAGTTTCCGTTTGTACCAAATGTCCAAGTTCCACCGATGCTTCTAAATGATAACGTTTGCGGATTGCCATTGGGCCAGCTGGCCGTGTAAGTGATTACCCACACATCGCCTATGGTCACAATTGGTCTTGTAAGAGTAACTGAGTTGTTTGAATCGTTACCATCAACAACAGTGTCGCCTTCGTGAATCAATTGATCCAAGTTAGGCACATCACTTTTGTTAATGTATAGTTCCGAGTATCCCTGATAGGAATTACCATCCACTATTGCAAATGGGCCAATTGAAAATGGAGGTTGAACAATCTTTCCAGCTGGCGGAATACTCAAATTGCCATTGGTGTCAAATCTCCAGACGTTTGTAAGAGTACCACCTGCACCTGTACCAATAGCCACATCAC